CCCTTGTTGTTAATACCCTCTAAGTCTTTTAAGTCGCTAATCACGACATAGTTTGATTTATGCATTGGTGCAATCGTATGCTTTACTCGTTTGGCTTGAGTTTCCCCACAGTTTAGGCAAATATCGTACCCAGCTTGTAATCTTTTCTTACTGTATGGACTCCCACAGTCAGAGCAGATTGGTTTGATTGATTTACTCATAGTTTTTCCTCATAGTTTTTGTAGTGATATTACTACATTTATTATCGTGTTAAGAATGCGACCTCTTGTCTTGCTTTGCGTTCCATATATTTCATCAAAGAGCCACAACCAATGTAGCTTTTCATTTCATCAGCAGTATCTAGCCAACAACCACCATTTTCTATACTAGGTAAAGCACTAGGTCTACATTGTGATTGGTGTCTTGAAGTTGAAGATGAATAGCTATCGTTACTCCCTATCCATATACCAGCTTGTCGGTCATAGATATACATAGGGAAGTGATAGCCATAGCTGTATACGACATATAACCCCTCGTCATCAAATGACACTTTATTTTCTGCAAAGGTATTGCTACCCTCAAAGACTTTTAGTTCGTCAACATATTGACTTGCGTTTTTGTTTGCTACTTTCATAGTTTTTACTCCTGTTTTCTGTAGTGATTTCACTACAATTAGTTAGTATTAGTGTGATAAGAATTGTGTATATTTTTACCACTATAACTATTATACTACTGTACATATAATATGTCAAGTAGCATATAACTTTTATGTAAAAAAGTCGTACAGTTAATTTACTACTTCAGAGTCTTCGCTATCTGTACAGAGTCTTCGCTATCTGTAAATTTATTATTATATAAATCTCACTATCATATAAAACTATTTGCCAAGGGGGATTTTGAGGGGTTAGCTATTCTATGGTAGTGCATAACGCACAGCGATAAATACATAGTGAGAGCCAGTCCGAGATGCGATGGAAATTTAGTGTCCCTATCCAAATACTTAGAGGGGGTTTCCCATCTCAGCCCCAGCCCACTTACTGTACATATTATGGTAGAAACTTTACTTATAGAAAAACATAGTGAGAAGCCGTCCCGAGCGTTAGTGTACTTTGTGGGGTGGGTGGTCGTATTCTTTAAAGTGTATAACTCTTTGTTTTTGTAGTGATATTACTACAGTTCACAGTTCACAAGGGGGTTAACTTTACTTATAGAACTGGAACTGGACTTATTGTTTTATGTAAAGTAAACTTAAGTGTCTGTATCTATTAGTATTTCTATAGTTATATTATATTATATATTAGTTTATTATACTTATTTTTTTAGTAGTTCATAAGTTCACTCTTTTTTGATAGGACAATACCTTTCTGCAACAAATAATTACATCGCAAAAACCAGACGAAAGACCACAGAAAAACCAAAAGTTATATCCTATTTAAAAAAAGTGTGAACTTGTGAACTTTATAACAATATCAAACACTTAAGTATGAACTGAAAGTGGAACTTTAGGAACGCAAATCGTGAACTTTAACTTTAGTCAAAGAACTGGTTATGTTAAGAACTGGTTACTATAGTAACTGGTACTATAATAAATAAAAAAGACTTTACATATAAAAAAGAAAACTAAAGTTTACATATAAAAAATTGGCAGAAAATTTTAGACAAAAAAAATTGGCNNAAAATTTTAGACAAAAAAAATCCCCTCAGAAATTCTGAGGGGATAAAGTGCGACAAGGTGTCGCTATTAGGAATTTATAACATTTTTTGGATATCCTTAAATGTATATTTTGACTTATCCATTTCAAGAAATACCTCAGCAAGTTTTTTAAGTTTACCTTGTGCCAATACACTTTCTTGTATACTAACTTTGGCACTTGTAGATTTTCCTTTATTGCCTATGGTTTTATGTTGTTGAGCTAATGCCTTAGCAATCTGCTCAAACTCCTTAAGAGTAACCTTATTAACCTCAACCTCAACTGTCTCAACCTCTGGACTATTTACAGCTCTTAAGTCTGCTTTAAATTCAGCCCATTTGTCTTTAATGTTGGTATCTANATTTCTCATAAACCCTAATGGCTTTGAGTTACTTCTAAAATATGCTGATACTTCTGCATTAAAGTCTTTTTTCAAAGTTGGTGCGTCTTTCATGCAATCAGTAATTTTAAAATCGTAGGTTTTATCCTTAATTTTTATTCCCTTAAGATTGATTTTATTTTTAGTTAAAAACTTATTAATAAAAGTCTCGTATAATTCCTTATGGATTTTAGGGAATGCTGTTTTAACTTGACCAAATGTAGAGCAATTTTTTAATTTAGGCTCAAAATCATCAAGCATTTTAGCTTGTGCTATTTGTTGAGCTTGTATGTCTCGTCCTTGTTCATTCAAGTCAAACCATTTACTAGCTATTTCTTTAATATTTACTTTTTTCATAATATATCCTCTATTTAAAGTTTAAAATTATTGTAGTGATATCACTACAGCTTTTTACTGTAGTAAAATTTCTACTACAGTTAATAATCAGTTTACCAGAAAATAAGTAAAGTACAACCCTTATATCACTTTAATTTTATTTTAATCATATCAATAACTTATAAACTTTTTTGTAGTGGAATGACTACAATTCTCAAATGAAATTTAAAATTGAAAACTATCAGTAAATTAGAGTATTCTAATATACCCACATATCCCCTATATCCCACATCACGCATAGCACTAGCGTTTACTATATACAGTTAGATTTACATAAATAATTGGCAAAATATGTAAAGCCAAAGACCTACCCTCGTTATATGTAAAGTAGCCCCCCTTATGAAATAAAAAGGCAAACCAAAAAAATTTTCTGCAAAATTTTCAAAAACCAAGGTATACTGATTGAAGCCATAAAGCATGGGAGAAAAGCTTACCTAAGTTTCAACAAGGGAGGCAGTATGTATTACACACTCGCAAAGATAATGGCGGCACATCCAAACCGTAAAAGAAGATTATACTATCGTGGATTGATGCCTCATAAACTGTAGACAAAAAAACCCCCAGCGTTAAACGTGGGGGAAAGAAAGTAACGACAATAAACTTAAACTCGAGGTTTGGGCTGAAAAATAAATACAAAAAGACCCAAAAATTATCGTTACGTAGGGGACTGTATTTGTCCTAAAACTTTACTTATTCCATTTCTACCATATACATCTCAACAATGCAAGACTTTAGTATCAAGTCTAATCCACCCCAACCGTCATCAGAAGTGTAGGTATTACATAGTTTTACGCATTCTTTATCTTGGTGCAGTAAATATCCTATACTGTAAGCGAGGACATATTTTTCTTTTGCTATCTCTTCTATACTTTTCCATGAACTGTCAGCCGTGTGGTCTTTCCAAACTACAATATACAAAGGGTAATTTGGTTTCTTATAATCAAAAGGTTTATTCGTTTTCATCTTCTACGACAATATCTCCTGATAAGGTTTGTTTTATCATTCTCAAGTTTTTAAGTATGTCGTTAGGGTGCACTTCAATGTGAGTTACACCGTTTAAGTCTGTGTGAATAAGCTGTGCTTCTGGTTCAGCTAAAAGTTTTTTGTTGTATAAGCTGTAGTATGCGTTTTCAAATTTCTTTTTGATAGGTCTTGACAATCCCAAATAGTAGTATATAAATTGGTCTTGCTCTTCTTGAGTCTCTACATCAAATAAATCTAGATGTAAAACTCCCTCTTTGTTCATGTCCATTCTCATAATAAATCCTCATAGTATTTTGTTGTCAACACTTATATTATATATTATACTCGGAGTAAGTAAAGTAAGCTGCAATTAATGTACATAGGTGTAAACAGCGACACATGCAAGATAATTCTGAACATCCAGTTATTATACCTCATATTGAAGACAATATTGAATTGCCTAAGAATGCCCGTGAGGCCTTACCCGACATGTCTCCCGAAGAAGAACTCAGTATGAGGTCTAATACAGTTAAGCTTATATCAGACTTAGCAGGTGAAACTATAGAACCATCTCAAGATAATATGGAGCAAGCAGAAGAAGTTGCTAAACAAATGATGGAAAAACCAGAGTTAAAACCAGATTTTGGTACATATCCTAATGAAACTATAGCTTATCTTGCTGGTATGGTGGCACAAACTAGCCATATGGTAGCTAAAGACCTGGCAGATATAAAACTTACTGTACTAAACGGCCTACTACAAGAAGCAACTCTAGCAAAATCATCAAGAGAACGTATTGCAGCATACAAAGCTGTGGGTGAAATAGACGGAGTTGACGCATTTAAGAGAAAAACTGAGGTTACACACATTAATAAGTCAGGTGATGAGCTAGAAAAAGAACTATTAGCTACTATTAATGAACTAAAAGGCAAAGTTATTCACACTAAAGAAGTAGTTGAAGTAGAAGATATTGAGGTTGATGATGATTAGCCCTAAAGATTTAGAGTTATTAGAACAAGCACTCCCACAAATGAGCGAATCCGAAAGGCAACGCAACTTAAAATTACTTCAAGACTACAAAGCAGAGCTTGTTAAAGAAGCTGGTGGTAAAACTTTTCTAGAATTTATTAAACATGTCTATCCAGACTACAAAGTAGGAGCACATCATGCAAAACTTGCTAAATTATTTGAAGAAATCGCTGAAGGAAAGCGTAAACGGGTTATTGTTAATATTGCACCTCGTCATGGGAAAAGTGAGCTTATATCTTATCTCGCTCCTGCGTGGTTNTTGGGAAAACACCCNGCNAAAAAGGTNATCATGGCTTCGCACACTGCAGATTTGGCTGTCAACTTTGGCCGTAGAGTTAGAAATTTGGTTGGTTCGGACTCGTACAAGGATATATTCCCAGATGTCTCGCTCCAAGCAGACTCTAAGTCAGCGTCCCGTTGGGGTACAAACTTTAATGGCGAGTATTTTGCTATTGGTGTGGGTGGTGCCTTGGCTGGTCGTGGTGCCGACTTATTCATTATTGACGACCCTCACTCGGAGCAAGACGCTAAGTTAGGAAAGCCAGATGTTTTTCTACCCGCATGGGAATGGTTCCAGTCAGGACCCCTACAACGTCTAATGCCAGGTGGTGCGATTATTGTAGTGATGACTCGTTGGTCTAAATTAGACTTGACGGGGCAGATTGTTAATCAAATGATAAAGAATGATGAAGTAGATGATTGGGAAGTAGTAGAGTTCCCAGCAATACTAGAAGAAGATGGCGAGGAGAAACCATTATGGCCTGAGTTCTGGCCATTAGAAGAACTCACAGCTAGACGTGCGGCTTTAGACATAAGATATTGGAACGCACAATACATGCAAAACCCAGTGTCTGAAGAAGGGGCACTTATTAAGAGAGAATGGTGGAACATGTGGGAAGGAGAGAATCCTCCTGGCTGTGAATTTATTATAATGACGCTTGACGCTGCTCAAGAAGCAAACAATCGTGCTGACTATAATGCATTAACCACATGGGGTGTCTTTATGAANGAAGAGACCAACAACTACAACATTATGTTACTAGATGCTATTAAACAAAGACTAGAGTTTCCAGAACTCAAAGAGTTATGTCTTGAAGAATATTCATCATGGGAGCCAGATGCGTTTGTGGTAGAGAAGAAATCTAATGGTGCTGCACTTTACCAAGAGTTTAGACGTATGGGCATACCAGTAGGAGAGTTTACACCAGGCAAAGGACAGGATAAAATTAGTAGAGTAAATGCTGTGTCTGATTTATTTAGTTCAGGTATAGTATGGGCACCAGATAGAAGATGGGCACATGAAGTAATAGAAGAATGTAACGATTTTCCATCAGGTGCGAATGATGACCTAGTGGATGCGACAACGCTTGCCTTGATGAGATTCAGGCAGGGCGGATTTATTAGGTTGCCTAGTGACGAAGAAGATGACATTCGTAGTTTTAAAAGGTACAATCAGAAACGTCTGTATGTTATTTAACAACGGAGATAATTATGTTATATCAATTTATAAGAGAGAAACTTAAGTGGTTAAAGAAGACTCACACTAAATATAATTTAATAATAAATGTAGTACTAGTAGTGCTAGTAATGATTTGTATACTATAGGAAAAAATTATGGCAGATGTTGATAAGGGTTTATATGAAGCTCCAAAAAGTATGGAAGAATTGGCTCAAGATGAGCCTGATTTAGAGATTGAAATTGTAGACCCAGACGAAGTTAACATCAGTGTTGACGGTATGGAGATTAATATTGACCCAGACCGTATGGATGATGATGAGTTTAATCAAAACCTTGCTGAAGAAATTGATGATGATGACTTAGAAAAATTAGCAAGTGATTTAATTGATGATTACTCAGGTGATGTAAGTTCTCGTAAAGATTGGCTAGATACTTATGTAGATGGCTTAGAACTTCTAGGTCTTAAGTTAGAAGATAGAAGTGAACCGTGGGAAGGAGCATGTAATGTCTACCATCCACTATTAACAGAAACCCTTGTCAAGTTTCAAGCAGAGACTATGACCGAAACATTTCCAGCAGCAGGTCCAGTAAAGACACAAATCATTGGTAAAGAAACTGAAGAGTGTAAAGATGCAGCAGCTCGTGTTCAAGAAAACATGAACTATCAGCTGACTGAGAAGATGACAGAATATAGACCAGAGCATGAGAGAATGTTATGGGGTTTAGGTCTTGCAGGTAACGCATTTAAGAAAGTTTACTATGACCCTAGTTTACAACGTCAAGTATCTATGTATGTTCCAGCTGAAGATATCGTTGTACCATATGGTGCTTCGGATTTAGAAACAGCAGAACGTGTAACTCATGTTATGCGTAAGACAGGGAATGATTTACGTAAGTTACAAGTTGGAGGATTTTATAGAGATATAGATTTAGGAGAGCCAACTTACGANNTAGATGATGTTGAGAAAAAGATAGCTGAGAAGATGGGCTTTAGTGCAACTACTGATAGTCGCTTTAAGATATTAGAGATGCATGTTGACTTAGATTTAGAAGGCTATGAAGATAAAGATAAAGATGGGAAAGTTACAGGAATAGCTTTGCCATATGTGGTAACTATAGAAAAAAGCACAAACACAGTTTTATCTATTAGACGTAACTATAGTCAAGACGATAAGACTAAACAAAAACGCCAACACTTTGTGCATTATGGTTATGTCCCTGGTTTTGGTTTTTACCACTTTGGTTTAATACACTTAATAGGTGCGTTTGCTAAATCAGGTACTATGATATTAAGACAATTAGTTGATGCAGGTACACTATCTAACTTACCAGGCGGGTTTAAGTCTAGAGGACTTAGAATCAAAGGTGATGAAACACCAATATCCCCTGCTGAGTTTAGAGATGTAGATGTACCATCAGGTAGCATTAGAGATAATATATTACCACTCCCTTATAAAGAGCCAAGTCAAGTTTTAAATTCATTGATGAATCAAATTATTGATGAAGGTAGAAGGTTTGCTAGTGCAGCTGATTTAAAAGTTTCTGATATGTCAGCTAATGCTCCTGTAGGAACAACACTTGCTATCTTAGAAAGAACATTAAAAGTTATGTCTGCGGTGCAGAGCCGTATTCACTATGCTATGCGACAAGAGTTTAGATTACTCAAAGGTATTATTAGAGATTTTACTCCTGCTGATTATGCCTATACACCTGAGACAGGTTCAAGAATGGCTAAACAAAGTGACTACGATAAGGTAGAAGTTATACCTGTCAGTGACCCTAATGCTGCAACTATGTCACAAAAAGTAGTTCAGTACCAAGCAGTCATGCAGTTAGCACAACAGAATCCAGATATCTACGACATGATAGAACTTAACCGTCAGATGTTAGATGTGCTGGGTGTTAAGAATGCAGAAAAACTAATACCACAAAAAGATAATATGAAACCTATGGACCCTGTTACAGAGAACATGAATATTATTAACAGTAAACCTGTGAAAGCATTTATTTATCAAGACCATGAGGCACACATTAAAACTCACTTAGCATTTATTAACGACCCTAAAATTAGAGAACTTATAGGACAAAGTCCAAATGCTAATAAAGTATTTGCAGCGATGGAAGCACATATCGCAGAACATATTGCCTTTGCATATAGAAACAAAATTGAAGAAGAGCTTGGAGCTCCTCTACCACCGCCAGGTGAACCATTACCTGAAGATGTGGAAGTTGAACTATCTAGACTTGTTGCTAAATCAGCTGACCAATTACTACAGAAAAATACAGCTGAAGCTAAACAAGAGCAGATTGCTNAACAACAGCAAGACCCATTAATACAAATGCAACAACAAGAGCTTCAAATTAAACAAATGGAAGCTCAAGCAAAAGCTAAGAAAATGA